TATTCTATAACATCGGGATCTTTGGAAAACTGCTTTATATGATATTCACATTTACTATATAGATTCTGTTGAGGTTGTTTAGATTTACCGAAGTTGAAAGATCTATCTATATCTTTAGATATAGATTTATTATTGTTTGTTTTATTGTTTATTATATTACTATTACTTGACTGAAGTTTTTTAGGATCTAGTTCCTTAATTTCTTCGGATCTAGTTTGGAAAATATCGCCGAGCTTATCTATATCTATATAGAAATAACGAGTTGCCGGAACGCCTTTGAGCTTTTGTATCAATACGCCAAGATTTATAAGATTCTTAATGGCCTTGCGCTGTTGATATTCAGTTAATCCAGTTCTCTCCTCTAACTTATTCGCAGTACAATAAAACATACCGTCTACAAGCTTATTTTCTCGTTCCCAGTAGCTTTGCTCTGTAGCCAACTCCCCCAATATGACTGTTTCTTCTAAACCTATCAGTTTAACCAATTCCCTATTTACCGGAATATAGTTATCACTGGCTAATAATTGTAATACTATAGATGACATAACCCTCTCCTTTACAAAACAAAGGACCTGTATAAGAGGAAGGGTAGTTCCAATTATACAAGTCCGGCACGACTTGAGTCTCTATGAGGTTCTATTGCTAGAGCCCTACCCGACTCAAGCCGACCTGTTTGGAAGTCTAGACACTTTCATGTCCTGTATAGAGTATATGAACTCAAAATTTTAAAGTCAACACCTATTTTGCGTTATAAACATCTTCCACTTGTTTATCCACTTCGCCATTAACAGTATCCCATAAGATCTTGCGTTCTTTCTCGATATCAACAGAGGCACCTTCCGGATCCGGGATATGTCTCTCCTCTGTATATTCGAGGGTATAAAATGTGTCGTTAACCTTAACGCTGACACGGCTCGTTGCCTTGATGGAAACGGGAATAGCCTGCGCCTTATAATCGTCTTTTTTCTTAGCCATATGATCACTCCTTTACCTTCACGCAGCGAAGAGTTTCCTTCGTTGTTCTCTCTACGCACTTGTCCATTTCTAACAGCACCTTTTTAGGCACCTTACCAGCGTAAATAAGCCGTTCCAGTTCTTCGGAATCTACATACTCCATCGTGCGTATTGCTGGCACGTTATTTGCCCTCAATACTTCTAGTAAACGCTCCTCATTAGTCTTCTCTTCTTCGGATATTGTTAAGGAGCATTTCCACCCGGATATGATGATGTCTTTGTTCTGCTGCTTAAGAGCCTTAATGGTTGTTTTAATCTTGGTATTAAGATCTGCTACTACTTTCTTGAGTGCATTGCACTCCGTGTTCTTCTCGCCATATACAGGAACGAGATCTTCAAGTGTTTCCTTCTTTACAGTTATTCTTGCCATGAGTTCCTCTACCTCCGTATTTACCCATCCTGCCAGACCTTCCCGGATGGACAGTCTGTTTAAACTCGATCAGTTTCCAAACGTCCTCGCTATCCCACAAACGAATATATCCCAGTCCACGAGATATATCGTCTGTAGTATAATCCGGGAGTTGTTTAGACACTTCGTCTTCGGGATTCTCCCTCTTAAACTTATACCACCGGTTGAGTGTCTGTGTGCTTACACCTACTAAAATTGCTACCTGCTCAATTCTTAATTTTGCCATATACATTTCCTCCTTGTATAAACTATCACCTTCCTTCTAAGTGTTTCTAGTGGTTATTCCTAAATGTAATATAACACGTTTACATCTAAAACACAAGACCTTATCCTAATAAATAGTCCAGGATCTCTCTGCTGTTCTCTTTTGTGAGCTTACCATCTACAATAGCATCCGCCATGACGCCTTTTTTGATAACCAGATCGTGAATACGTTCATCGATTGTATTGCGACACATCAGGGTATATATTGTAAGGTTGTTCTTCTGTCCAATACGATGACATCTGTCCACGCACTGTTCCTTCAGTGCCATGTTCCAGGGTTCATCCACGAATATCTCAACTGTGCCAGCGGTAAGGGTAATTCCTGTACCCATAGCGCCTGATGTTCCAATAAGGATCTTAATCTCATGATTCTGAAATCTGCTAACTGTGAAATCTCTGTCTATATCCTTCACGTCACCGGTTATAAGCCCAACGCCGATATATTTCTTATTAAGACGTGCATAAATAACGTCAGTCATCTGTGTCCAGTTGCTAAATATAACAACCTGCTTGCCGTTGCTAACTGCCTCGTCAACAAGTTCCTCGAGTCTATCCAGTTTGGCTGACTCTCTAATGGAGCTGGAGAGGATCCCAGTATAGCCAGTTGCCTGACGCATTCTAATAAGCTCTGCCAAGGGATTGTTAGCCATCTTGAGCTGGTCGATGTGTGCCTTTATGTCCATTGTAACTTCGTTATAGATCTTGCGCTGCTTGTCTGACATATCCACGTATTCGTCCACGTATGTCTTTTCCGGAAGGTCCAGGACTTCTTCCTTTTTACGTCTAAGCATGATCTCGTCCAGGCGTTCCTGAAGTTCGTCGAGATTCTTATAACCAACAACCTCGTATCCGCCAAAGCCGCCGAACTCACCGTAATGATGCTGGAAGGATCCAAATGCGTGTTTCTCATATCCCAGCCACTTCAGGATAATGTATAAATCGAAGGGTCTGTTCATTAGAGGAGTACCTGTCATCGCTATCATTGTCTCTGCCTGAAGTTTAAGGATACCCTTACCCTGGTCGCTCTGTGGATTCTTAGCCTTATGACACTCGTCAAATGCTATCATGCCAATCTCTCCGGACTCACATAACTTCTTCAGTTCCAGTGCAATATCTTCCTGACGAAGGGACTCGATGTTAGTGATAATAAAGTAAGCAGGGTTCGTAGCCAGCATCATAATGTCTGTGAGCTTATCCGCATTGCTGCCTATAACAATCTTGTCCCTCTGTACGCGCTGTCCCAGTATGTAAGGTTGTTCGTCTGAGTGTACCAGTACCTCATTTCTCCAGTTCCATTTCAGTCCGTTTACACCGCAGATAATCAGACAGTGCTTATATCCCTTTGAAAGCTTCTTAGCTACTGCTATGTCAATAACCTGCTTAGTCTTACCAAGACCCATTTCATCGCCCAGTAGCCATCTGTCATTAGTAAGTCCAAAATTGAAACCTACTATCTGGTGCTCGTAAGGATTAGTTTTGAACTGGAAGCCATCCGGGATCTTAGCTTCGGGCTTTTCCATCACAACGTAGTCACCTGTGATTTCTATCTCTGCCCAGTCTACTTTCTTAACGAACTCGCCAAGCTTGCCGAGAGGGAGTTCCCATATCTTATTTTCTGCGTCCCAGTATTTCGAAGGAAACTCTCTGATCGCATTCACTATTCTCATATCGAAGTCGAATGTAACGAAGAGCGAATGCTCTCCGTTACACTTAACTGATTTACCTACCCTGATCTGTATCATATCCTTACCTCACCTTCACGTAATAGTTGCCAACTGCCTTTCCTCGGCAATCCCATATATCTTGAACAACTCCGCCGGTTATACAAGTGTGATGATTTGCTACTGTAATAAGTACACCCTGCATCATCTGCTTCCTGGACAGTACCTTGTCCATCTCGCCTACTGTGTACTTCGTGCCATCTATCTTACGAGGCTGCTTCATCTTAACATAGCCATATTCTTTCAGGACCAATTCCACGGTCTGCTTATCTGTAATGCCGTAGCACTTCTTCTTTGCCCAGTAGACACATCTGTCTATTGCCTCTTCGTAACTGATGTTCAGTGTACCTACTATAGCGCGTACTGCGCAATCGCCTGTCTTATGACCCTTCGGATTTACATTGAGATTAATATAGTCTAACATTTCCGTCCCTCCTTACTTCGCACAGTCCAGGAAGTTATTCATCATCCTGTGAGCTACGCCTACCTTGTAGAGTGTCTTAGCGCACTCTGTCTTATCGCAACCGATATAAAGTGTCTCACCGCGCTCTGTGAGATCGTAATACTGATCTCCGCCAAATGTCCATACTGTGATCCATGCCATGTGTCCATTGTTAAACTTGAAAGGCACGCCACCCTGCTTACGATACATACCGTTAGCCTTCCAGTTATGGATCTTGTCCAGCATCGCTTCCTCTGCCTTCTCAATGTTTTCCTCTGTAACTGCGATACCCTTTAAGATTTCCTTCGCTTCCTTAATCGACATCATATCTGAACCCTCCTTATCTATCTGCGAAATACTTACCGCCACGAATGTGATCAACTACAAGAGCTACATCCTCTGCTGTCTCAATTACCATTACATCTCCCCAATCTCTAGGACTAAGGATCTGACAATCTTCAAAACCCTTACGACAAATTGTCGTCCACTTCCAATCCTGACCGTAATCGAAATATACATCCTCTACAACATACTTAGCGCCATTAGGACTAAGCATTTCAAGTACCGATGCAACTGCTACAAGCTTCTTGTACTCGGGTTCATCAATGCGAATTACTCTCTCTGTCATCTGTTTGTCCTCCTATAGTGTTGTGAGTTTTTCGAGTTGTACGCTATCCAGTTTTTAAACTCGCCTCCGGCGCTAAGCTCGTCTGCGAACTCTACTAACTTGCGTTGCGTATCGTTTACTGTAAATATAATATAACACATTTATTCTTATCCGTCAATACGGTTACCAAGAAAAATTTATCAAAAAATAAAAGGCTCCGAGAAGCCTTTAATCTTTATACTTTTGAGATAGTATTTTTATCATTTCCTTAATACATAGTCTTTCTTTATTCATATCCGTGTGCTGATATAACATATCTATAAATTCGCGAAGTTCCCGGCATACGTCCTTGATGCCTTGTATAACTTCACTGTCTATTGCTTCGTTAGTTTGATAGCGCCGTTTCGTGTCTCTGTATTTTATATAGTAAGGAAGAATATCGTCGTATTCCTGTTTTACCCCGTCTATCATCGTTTTTAAGCCCGCCTTCATATTTTCCCTACAAATATATAAAGATGCTAATTCGGATACGTTATCAACGGTGGTAACGTCGTTTTCAAGTGCCTCTATTGCTTCTTCTATTGCTACAAGATCCATACTACCTCCAAAATGGGGGAGATATTTCACTCCCCCGCATAATTTTACATCTTTTCAAGCTTGCGCTTCATCTCTTCGATCTGACGCATCATCTGTTCCTTGTCTTCGTGACCGCTGTATCCGCCATCACGGCTGGTATAGCGACCCATCGCGTCACGTCCGCGACGATAACTTCCTTCCTCGCTATAACGTCCATCGCCGTCTCCATCACGTCCTCTACGGGCATTGCTGTTCTCATAAGAGTTGCCGCCGTCACGATAATATCTGCGACTGTAATCGTCATACGACATATCGTAAGAGCTGCCCGCTTCTTCCATCGCCTCGATGGTCTTGATGTCTTTAATGATATCAACTGCCTTGTAAGCACGTTCAAGCTCAGTAGGAGAGATATCACCCTTCTTGTTGAGTTCCTTAATCTGATCCTGAAGGTTCTCACACAAGTCGTATAATTCATTCATCATGTTGATGCCCTCCTTTCTTAGGCTATGCGTGCAACTGTTAAATTAGCATTCTGAACAAGTATTGCAGGTGCCGGAACAGTAGCCGGAGTCGCGCTCTCAGAAGTATTCTCAACACTAATATTGAAGCAGCATCCCTTAGGTACTGAGATAATTGCTGTTGATGTTACGTTAAAGAAATTGTTCTGGGTGGGCGGATTGTCTGCTGCCGCTGCCGGTGTTACAATGGCTCTGCTTGTAAGTATAGGCTCGCCGTCTAAGGCTAACGCAACGGAAATGGGTCCAACTGTACCGCCATCCGGGATTGCAATGTTGCCATTAAACGTTACCTGATATCTTGCAAAGCAGTTGTTCGTGATGCCTCTGAGAGTTACAATACCACTACCGTTTCTGTGATATACATAGCCTTTCGAACACCCAATCGAGGTGACAAGCGTCACGGGCTGATTAGCATTCACGGTTTGAACCGCATTCTGTGTAAACTCTGCCATAACTGCACACCTCCATTAAAGAGCACTTCCACAGCCACACCCGCCATTATTGCAAGTGAAGATGGGTGTACGTCCATATACCGGAGTTGAAGGAACGGGACAATTGCTCAGTCTGTTGTAGAGCTGATCAACTTCGTCGCTGAATCCCTGCTGAATGAACGCATTCTGTGCTGTCTGAGATTCACGAAGTGTTGCCATATTGAGCTGACTCCTAAGCTGATCGTTTTCTCTCTTGTAGTTGTCGAGCTCGAGCTGGCAAAGCTTATCCAGGATCGCCTGAGTATTTGCGCTGTTAGCAGTGCGTGTCGCACCAGCTTCCTGAGCAATTGTGTACTTAACATCCTGAGTTGCTGAACGATTGTCGCAGCAGCACTGGGCAAGCTGTGCCTGGAGGGCTGATAAGCCCTGAGTGGTAGCTGTCTGTGCATTGAATGATCTTTCAAGATCCGCAAGCTGATTTGTGTAGAGCTGCTGGGAAATAGCAGTCTGCGCTCCGTTAACCGAAGCAGTTACATCAGCGAATCCGCCGCAGAGCTGGGTTGAAATGTCGGCAAGGTTATCTCTGATAGAGGTAATGCCGTCATTTAACATGGCATTCTGGAATCCAGCATTAGTATTAGCATTGATGCCTGACTGTCCGTTAAGAAGCCAAGGGAAGTCAACCGTGTTACCAAAGCCTCCGCCGCCATATCCTCCAAAACCGCCCCAACCATTACCCATAAGGGCGAATAAGAAAAGGATAACCCACCAGCCATCTCCGCCGAAGCCGTTACCCCAACCACTACCGCCGCCATAAGCAGGCGCTACCGGCATATACATTCCACCATTGGAATCTGTAAGTGCCATTTTGTCTCCTTTCTACTGCATAACTTTTTGCAGTTAGTGACATCTGTCAGTATTTATATCAAGGCTTATGCGCAGTCACCTTAATACCGTAAATCTGCTAGTCTAACCACTAAATCTGTACTTTTTGTACGAAAATCGTGGTTAAATCTTACAATACCTACAATTTTATTCCCATTCTTTGAGCCAGTCGTGTTAAAGAATTCAACTGCTGTTGGGACATCTGTCCATTATTCAACATATACTGTACCGCTCCATGAGGATCGTTCGCAAACTGCTGAGGGATATTTATCTTATGATTTACAAGAAACTGCATGGGATTCTGCTTAAAAGAATCAAGCTGGCTCATCAAGTCCTTATTCATCTGTTCATTATAAAGAGGGTTTGCCATTAGACTTGTTCTCCTTTCGCTGATATGTGTTCTGCTGCTGGTTCTGTCTTGCCTTCAACTTCTCAATAACCTCTTCGAATTCCTCGCGGGTTATGAACTGGGACGTATCTATTCCGGGATTCTTCATCTCATTCTCGCTAGTCTCAGAATAGCTAAAGATCCTCAAAGGCTGGGGCATGCCACTTGCATCGGCAGTCTTGATAAAGAAGTGTTCACTTTCACTGTCAAACAGAACTACGCTTTTGCCATTCTGTACGGGATAAGCCTTAGCGCCGCTCTCACCCTGTACCCATATGATGCTAGTATCAGGCTGTTGAGGCTGTGCCGGTGGGGTATAAGGCATATATGGATTATTGTACTGATAAGGGTTGTTATAAAGAGCCATTTAATTGTCCTCCTTTGTGAAATAATATATAGGAATTTCGTTACCTGAATCCCATGTATCATAATAATCGCCGTTTATAACTGCCACGACATGACTACCGGTTGCTAAAAGATATCTGCCATAAGGATGATCGTAACAGAAGTCCCGGATAGTATAACAGTCCGGACAACTGTTCGGAATAAGACGTTTAGAATAGCCTTGTGACTTTAAATAGGCTCCCCATACTTCATTAGAGGACGGCATATCGTACATATTATATCCATGAACCACGATTTCCATGTATGTATAATCCCACGGTTTATCTGTCAGTATGGATATTCCTCTTATCACGCAGTCGCCCACTAGATTCTTTACTGGATTTGGATTGCTGAAGATATATGCCATCGCTAACCACAATAAAAGCAAGTAAAGAGGAACATTTCTTTTTCTTCATCACTTCAGCCAGTGCGTTGCTAATGTCCTGCATTACCTGCTCTCCTTTCTATTTTGTTAAGTAAATTATAGAATAAAAAAGACACCGTATCATCTACGATGTCTATACAAAAATTATACAACTCTTATTATCTTCGACTTTACTCTCTTTGCCAGTTTACTAACTTGTGCCTCACTCACGTTCATTTCCATTGCTATTTCTATATTGGATTTGTCACGTGCCCTTAGGTTGAAGTATTGTAATTCACTGTCGGTAAAATTGGCGAGTTCCCGGATCCTATTAAGTTCCGGAACAGTAAAGTCTCGTATTAGCATGATTCGTTATTCCTGTACCTCCGGTAATCCTGCTAATGAGGTGAGGAGAGATAAGATTCCTGCTAATACAGAAGCAGAAACTACCACACCCCAGTTCACCTCAGAAAGAACTGCTGCGGTACCTATAGTGGCGATAGCAGTTTGAGCTACTGTTTTAATAGCACGAATTCCAGCTGCTTTCCACCAACTTGTTGAAGTTAAATTTTTAGCCATGATATAATCCTCCTTTACAATTTTATTCCCAAAGCGCGGCCCACGTTTTCTGTCCTACCACGCCTAACCGCTTGATACCTAAATCCTCGATAGTCTGAAACTCAATAACTGCATCTTCGGTCTTTCGCCCGTAATAGCCATCCACTACGCCAAGATTGTAACCCTTTAATACAAGTCGCTCCTGACATTGCTTTACGTCAGTTCCGTGCATTAAGTCATTCTCGATATATCGAAGTTCACGGGTAAGGACGGGTATATCATCTTCAAACCAATCCAGCCGACCACCGATAACAAACGCCGTATCTTTAAGAGGGCGGCGGGTTACGCCGTAATCACGACCGCGCGACTCGATGATAATAGCCGAACCGTTCTCGATTTTTGCAACCATCCCCACATGAGTAGCATCTTTTGTCTTGTCAAATACAAGGTCTGCTGGTTGCAAGTCCTTTAATGGTACGGGAGTGCTTTTTGCCTGATAATCTCGCGCCCTCATATCGTACTTTTGAACGCCTAAATCGTGTAATACTCCGTAGAGTATGCCGCTACAATCGCCAGCCCTTGACTTGCTCATATCCCAGCCCTGCTCATAGCACTTGCCGATATAAGCGAAGTCTCGGCGGGTATCGCTATCCCACAACGGCTTACCGCTCTTATCGCGCCTTGCATACGTCTTTTCCATTTCATGTATGCGCCCGACAGTAAGCGTTTCGGTATATTCCCCGTTAGCCGTTCCGATGTAAACGCCGTGGTTTTTGTAAACCTCCTCCATAGCGTCACAAAACTCTTGCCGTGTTGCCATAACTACCTCCCAAAAGATAAATGCGAGTTAGGATTTGCACCTAACATGGTACTCGCTATACGGTTTCCCTCGATTTGCAATCTAGCGTCTACCTTATTCCGCCACCGCATTTAAAATCATTCCTCTACGGGTGTTTCCTTAACCCACAACGCGTTTTCGAGGATATTGTGCATCTCATCATACATGATCGTCGAAACCTGTGTCGTGGATGCCTCTGCTACAAGGTTTCCATGCTTCGTATAGAAGTTAGAAACCGCGCTATCATAACTTGTATAAGGTGTTGCCGTGGGATTGCTCGTGTCCGATGCTGTCTTGTAGATACTCTGTACATAATACTTCATGGTTTTTATTCCTCCTCTTCTAATGCTTCAATTCTTTCCATTAACTCTAAAATCATATCGGAAACGTTGAGAAGTTCCCAATAAATTTTATTAGTGGGTTCGATGCCTTTGTTGGCGTGGAGGCACCGGGCGAACGAGTCACCATAGATAACCGTGTCTCCGTCCGTATATAACTTATCGGGCTTCCACGCATTACCGCTAATGGCTTTTGCTTCGCTTGCTTTCGCATCGGTAAAGCCTGATTGCTTTCGCTCGACTTCTCCGATTTTCTCCCATAAGGATTTAATCTCTCTTCTTGTGTCGTAATCCATGCTTTACCTCCTTACATACAACCGAATGCAGCAATTTGTAACAGATTGTTTGCTATACGTGATCCACCCGTTCCCGCGCTTGACGTAACACAAATATCGTTATTATTTGCACTTATGGGAGAGCGATCCCAATATCCTGTACTCTTAATGCGGTTAGACGAGGTTTCATAATAAGTAAACTGTGTAAGTGCCGCCGCTTCTGTTGCGTTTGCCCTCGTTCCATCACTTCCTAACACTTCTTTTTCAGCCTGAATTGCAAAATAGTCGTTGCTGACTTGATTAGTCGAGCCATTATAAGTTTGTGCTGTAATGGTTTTAAACTGCTTGAACGCTCCGCGTAATGTTGAAGGAACAGCACTACGGAAACCACCATTACACCATGAACGCCTCGCGCATCCATCCCACGATCCAGCATTTGTACCTGTTGAGTTATAATAGCCCGCCGTTCCTAATACATCTTTAGTTCCGACTATAAACGAGCAAGTATTTCTTGTCTGTCCCTGTTTGTCCTTTACGGAGTTTACAAGTTCATATAATCCCTTGTGCATAAGAACTAATGTAACGGTCTGCGCACTCTGCGATTCTCCTACCGTCCAACTTACACCGTCATACGTGCCACTAGCCGCAATAGATGAAAGCGATATTTGATGTTCCTGACCTACAACCCATCCGGCATCGTCTGCAAGGTCTATCTCTCCACGATCCGCCTTGCACACCATCTCAAGGATTTCGGCGTCCGTTGCCGTAGCAAAAGACTTTAAAGTGCGCGACGCGGGAGCGGTTACGTCCTGTCTTCCGTAGAATTGCACGTTATTAAATATCATGGGATAATAATCAGTATTGTTATAAGTATTTAATGCCCTTAAACCGTATAATCTCAATTTCTGCGTATTGATACCACTTAACAATAATGTTTTTTGACCGTCAGAAACCTCTCCCGACCACGTGTATTGAGTTACCCAAGCATTGTTATCATCTGCTTGAATTTCCAAATTGCTACATCTTGCAGGAGCCGTGATAGCACTAATATTAAAAATGCAGTAGTAAAATTTATGTGCAGCGGTAAATTCATAACCGCAATAATACGGTGTTGCCCCTTGTGCGGTAGGAGTTTTTGCTGGCCAATACCATGTATTATTATCACCGTCAAACGCTTTATATCCGTCTTTAGTACTGTCGTTATCCCAAACAGAATCAAATAAAACTGAACCGTTCGGCGTTGTATTGCTTGTCATCGTGGGAACTTTGACATTCAGCACCAATTCAAAGTATTCCGAATTACAAATTGCTGAAAGCCAAGTGTTATCTGCTAATAACGCATCTGCGCAATAGTTATACTGACCGATGTAAAGCATTGCGAGTTCATCAGCACATACCGCTGTCGTAAACGTCGTTGACCTTGCCATATAATCAGCCGCATTAGTATCACTTATCAGCGCAAGAAGTGTCGCACTATCGGCTATAATCTCTGCGACCGTGGTATATGCCTTATCCCACAGCAAAGCGCAATCAAGCCAAGTGCGAACATCGTTTGCTGTTGCTGTTGAACCGTCCACAAGGAATGAATAAGTCTCGGTCTGTCCGCTTGTGGAAATTACATACGTCTGTGTCCTAGTCACACCGTTGTATGTACATGAAAGCGTATAAGTAGCCGCATCATGTACTACAAAGGTATAAGGTGAACTCGTTGCATATAAGGTAGTCTGCCCTGTTGCCGACAGCGAACAAGTACCCGCACCCGGATAAGATACCGTGATAGATGCGTTAAAGTGGCTATCATCAACAGTGTACACCTTTACATCATCGACATTCAGCGTTACCTGTGCATCATCACCCGAAAGCACCGCATCAATCGTCCATGTGCCGTACTCGTCAACGTCGGCTTCAAAATGTCCTGTGCTAGTTTCGGTAGCCGAAATAACCTTTGCGCCCTTTGTCAGCGTTACAACCGAACCCGTTTCAGAAATAACAATTACATGAGGCAGAAGTCCGGCTTGCACATCGGCATTTATCCAATCGCCGCTGTTAGCGTCATATACGGGAACTTGACCGTCCTGTAAATTATTGAAGTCCGTATCAGACAAGCCGCTAAAGGACATATTCACAATAGCCGCCGCCTGTTCCTTATAGTATTTCGCGTTATTCTGATAGTACGGAGAACCACTTGTAACGGGAACGCCATTCTGCTCGCCCACGGCAAAACCCTCTGACTTTAAGCCGTTCGCCTCTGCATTAGCAATAGGCGTAGCAAGCGCGGGATCGAGTTTAGAGGAACTGATTGAACCATCTATAACGTCCGCCGTAACAGTGCCATCGTTGGCGACCGTGAAGGCTATCGTGCTGGATGTGTCGAACTCGTACTCGGTAATAAGTGCCGACATATCGATGTACTTATACGTTCCGTCCTCTAACTCAATGATAAGGTTCTGATAATGGGGCGAAGTCGGATCGTCGTCATAGTCGAAATTGATAGCCACTTTTTCAAGCAACGTATCAATCGTCTTTGTGGTGTTGTTAAAAAGCGTGAATGTAATGATACCCGTTGTCGCATCGAGCGATACATCCTTGAACGCAAGCAACAAATCGCTCTGCAAGGCTTTTGTGCCATCAAGTGTGATTATGCGATCGTCGAGCGTATCTAACTCACCATCGTACTGATTAAGATGGGTATCGTTAATCGCCGGAGTCTGATCGTTTACCCATGTAATAGGAACGTGACACTTATTCATCGTGCTTTTCCTCCTTCTCCTTTTCGTACTGCTTTAATATTTCAAGCACTTTCGCCTTAACGTCTATCCAACGCGTGAGTGCTTTACCGATGTAATTACCCTCTCGGTCAATGTATTCTTCTGTCACGGGGATATTGTCAATCCGTTCTATCAGCTCCCGTAACGTCATTTGCGTTCTCCTGCGCCTTTATTCTCGCTTGCTCTTTCAGCATTCGGTATTTGTCCTCTACGTTGTGCCAAAAGGCAAGTACAACGTATCGTTTGGCTTCATAGGGCAACGGCGCGTTATTGAATGCTTCAACTAATGCTTTTTCCAATTCTTCCATGCGTTAAGCCTCCACTAATACATAATCGCTCGATGTGAGAGAGCTATACGCTACCCATTTCACATCACGGCCCTTTATGCGGATTGTGTTCGACGATCCGTTACCAATGTTTACCGAACCATTTAAAACGAGGTTGTAGTTTGAACCGCTATCGTCAATCCTGATTCGGTCATTGTTTGATGTATTCGTGATAGTCGATAACGCTACTGTTGTGGGTACGCTGGTTAAAACGGAACTTCCACCAACTGTCAAAGAACCATCTACCGTTGCATTTCCATAAACTCTTGCGTTACCACCAAACATAGCAGATGCCGCTGTGATAATTGTTGTGGTACTACTCGAATTTTCTATATAGATTTCTTGCGGGTTCAATGAACAAGTTTCGTTATTGTTAGTGGTAGCAACAACCTCTCCGCCCGTAATAACCGTCTGAAAGCCCGTTCCACTAGATGAACTCGTTATTCTTCCATCGGTTATCGTTGCGTTTTTAATTGTCGCTGTTCCGTTAGCCGTCAGCGCAAAGTTTGTCGCGTCAACTGTAAACACTCCCGTACTCGTTATGTCTATGCGGTTTGAAGCGATATCAATGCCCGTCATTTCATCGTCCAAATCATCCACAAGGTTTGTCTTGCTAACCTTTAAGGCTATCTGCCCCGCTGTGATGTTGGCGTATGAACCGACCACGGAAGTATCAAGCTGTTCCTCGACATACGTCTGCAACCCGTCTGTATCGAACTTAAGCTGCGCTGACTTGTTAGCCAGTTTCCTTACCTGCGTTCCTTTGAAATTAAGTTGCTGGCTATAATACTGGGAACCCTGGGCTGAATATTCGTCCCGGAGTCCCTGGACGCCGTGCAAGTGACGTTCAAGTATGTATGTGACGATTCCTCTGTACTTTGTTGATATACGAATGGGATCGCCAACTTCGTGGCAGGGATTTCCAACGCAATCAACTGTACAAGGTTTATAATATCTGTTCGTCATCTTAGATAACGCATTGGTTCCTATCGTTCCCAATTCTGTGGCTCCCTTGCCATATACAAGGAAGTTATCCTGAATGACATAAGTGTTCCCGGAAGTTCCTACCTGCGTCCCCACATCTGCATCGTCTGTACGAATAACGAGTTGTGTGATCGACTCCGCTATAAAGTCCTTGAAATCAACTGTTATATACTGTGACTTCGGCATGGGTGTTACATGAGGATTCACATCTTGAGGATATAGATCGTCTGCAGGATAAAGTGTGTCACTAGGAAACAATCCATCATCAATGCCTGCTGACAATTCCACAAACCTGAACTTGCCTTCGTTAGTAACCATTCCAAAGACACCATTCAGTTCGCATATAGCCCTAAGAACGTCTACGCCACTCAAACTGTCCGGGGCGATTGTGCGTTTCACTGTCATGCTGTCGTTAACAAGTGTTGCGCTCTCAGCAGTGATGCCAAAGTGTGTCATTAACGATGCCCGGAACTGTGCCAGGGTTATGCTGGTTGTGGTATTAGGAAGCAACGTATTATACCAATCAGCCACGTCCGAATTGATAATGTCATACAGTGCATCGTATGCTATAATATCTCTCTTTGTCCTGTCGGAAGTCAACTCATCTTCTGTGACCTTGAATACTCCTATCTGAAGTATCTTAGATGCGTCGTTATCCGGGAAGATATAAACCTTAAGTGTCTTGCCTTTGAGCGGGGCTACGTTATCGTAAATGGTAAACTCCAGGGAAGCCGCTTCACATGCGCCGAATTCCAACTGGGAAGAAGAACAGAGAGATTGATACAGATCAACATTCTCACCATCAATCAAAGTATTGTCGATAGTAACTGTCTGACCTGTAACTGTGTACCCTGTTCCTGAAACGTTAACAGTTCCATCTGTCATCAGTATGTCGTGATGAATACTGTCCTGGAGAAATAGATCCATGTACTGATAATTTATCATGCGTTCTCTCCTCCTTAGAAACCACCCTCACCGTAAGCGATAAGTTCAAACGTGGCGGGTTCATACTTGATAACGTTAGTTTTCTTATTGATGCTTTTTATCGTCATTTCTGTATCCGGAATATAAAAGTATCCCGTGTAATAAGCATCCCTTTCTGTTATATAGATCGTTGCCTGGAATTTTTTCTCAATGGCATTGGTGTAGCGGCTACTAAGTCCTTCCCATATATCCCGGATCTGAGCATTAGTCAGTATTCGTGTTGTAAAGGAACAATGAGGAACCTGCTTTACCGCTGTTCTATGAAGCGTTACGTTTGCATCACGATATGCTTCTGTATCAAGTGTGGAAAGAGTTCCTTTATAGGACTTCTCGTCCATATAGGTAAGAGGCACGGTATAATCCGTGGCGCCCTTAATCTTAATCAAAAACCCATTGTAAGCCATACCCTGCCTCCTCACCTATATTATACTACCATTCCAAGGAATTTTCTATCCGTTTATGCAAACGCACTTGACCCAGTGCGCTGAGTATATTCCACCGACTTCTTACGCATAACCTTGAACATTCCATTCGGATCTCCTTCGACCTGGAATGTAACGTTCCAGTTCTGCTCCTTCATTACATTGCGTAATGCCTGCTCTATTGTAGAGATAGGCGACACAACTTCTGCTTCCTTATTATTATCACCTAACATTGCCAGGAAGTTTGAAGCACTGGGAGGAATAACCGCACCCTGCGCAAGCCTAGGAATTGAAATTTCCGAAATCTCCTTGATGTCGAAACCAAACGTATTTCCGCCAATTCCGGGAACCCAGTCAGGCACATCAAAACTGAGTTTATTCATAGCCCGGATCATTTTATTAAGTCCGGCTATAACTCCGTTTACCATTGACTCAATGAATCCCAGGACTGCGTTAATAGGTTTCTTAATACCTTCCTTGATTGCATCGAATACTGATATAACAGCATCGCCGAATTTCTTGAACATTGCCCTTATATGATCCAGTATCTCAGTGAACGTCTTCTTAAGGCTGTCCAGGATCTTTCTAATAAATTCAATTTTGCTATTAAACCACTTAGAAGCCCTTTCAAAAAGTCCTTTGAAGTCTCCGGTGATTATGTCATGTATTGCGCCCCAGACAAATCTCACGTCCTCGAGTATTGACGTGACCACAGTAGCCACTACTTCTCCAACGCCCTTGATCAAGTTCCATGCTGCCTGTAATGCTTCTTCCAGTATCGGCCACACATTATCTAAGAACCACTTGATGATGTCATTGACCTTATCCAATATAGGCGCCAGGATCTCACCTAAGTATCCTACCAGGTCTGATAACATACCAAACAATTCGTCAATAACTGGTGAAATGTATTCTTCGTAGAATGACTTGATATCTTGCGCCCAACCCTCTAACATGGGTCCAGGACCGTTATTCCACCAGTCCAGGATAATGCCTGTTAACTCCGAGAGCCATTCCCCGACTTCTTCTATAACGCCCTTTATCTTTTCCCATACGTCCATCACACCGGATAATACATCGTTCAGGAATGTACGGGCGGTTTCTACAAGAGGAGTCAGTATATCCAAAACTCCCTGGAGGGCGGTTGCAAATCCGCCTGCATTATCTTCAATGGGTTTTGTGAAGAACTCGAATACTGTTATAAGAACATCAAGACCCAGCGATGCAAGTCCCGACAAAGCATCGAAGATAATTCCCAGGGTTTCGGCTACTATCTTGATAGCCGAGTCGCTTGCCAAAGGCTGCAGGATAACAGCGATAGCCGATATGAAATCTGCGAAGTCCTGGGCAAGTGTTGCCAACCGGTTCGAGACATTTACAATAAAGTCAACGATCGCTTGCGCATTTCCCGCCAAAAAGGTGGCTATCGCGCCCGTAAACAGTTGTCCCAGTATCGAGGCAATGTTGGCTACGGCTCCAGTCAATACGCCCACTGCTTGGCTTATATTTGAGACAGTAGTCTTCAGAGAAGCCAGCCGGGGATCTGTTACAATGGATTTAACAGCCGTTCTGATCTTATCGAGATTTGTTTTAATCTTTTCGAGTCCCTTAGCATCAAAGGTTTTATCAAATCCCAGTTTGAAAGGCTCGATGACGATTTCACTGGCAAGTTTCTTGAGTTCTTCAAGTCCCTGCTTCATCTTACTAACAATGTCCAGGGTCTCAGTTGAGATGCCACTTTCCTCGAAGGAGTTCCTGTCCTCGGCGTTAATGACATTCAACTTATCAAACGAAGCCAGGGAGCCTTCTGCCTTTTCGCCTGCCCGTTCTATCTCTTCACCAGTTTTCTTAATAGCCTTGATGTAAGTCTTCTGTCCGGACATTGCTGCAAAGAACTGAGCCATCTTATCAATAGCCTGCGTAAGATAATCCACCAGCCGCGTAAGATAGGGAACTACTATCTTGATAATAGGCTCAAAGGCACCCACCAACGCATTTCGGAAAGTGGTTAACGATGCCTTTAGTTCATTTATCTGGTCTGTAATAGGACTTATCTTACTCTTTTGTAATTCCTGGAAGCCTCTAATGATAGCCGTTCTCATCTTACGAAGTAAGGCAAAGGCTCCTCTTACGCCAAATGCCAGCAGGATAAGTCTTTTAGTAATCTTGCCTAAATTAGCAACCATAGACTTCGAACTCTTCTTAGTCTCGTCTGCCATCTTCCTGGAGGATTTACTTACCTTGTTAGCAGACTGGGCTGCCTTATTCTCCAGTTCCTGATGCCTTACGATCTGCTGCTTAAGTTTATCATTGGTTGCGTCCAGGGCTGTTTGTAACTTCTTATATTCCTCAGTTTCCTTACCCGCGATAAAAGCCGTGCCGTCTTTCTCCATCTGCTCTTTCTTAAGAGTAAGATTATGAATGGTATCTTCAACTTTCTCCATCTGAGCAGCAAGTTCCTGATACTTCTCGGAGTCTATTGTGCCGTCCTTAGCCTCTTCCTCATACTTATTATTTTTCTCAATGAGTTGGTCGTACAGATCAATGTAATGTTGAAGGTCGTCAGTAACCTTTTTATAATCTTTAGTAGCAACCTGCTCCGTGGCTAACTTTCCCATCTGTTCCCGTAATTTGGAAGCCTGGTCGTAAGCCTTCTTCATCTGCATCTCAAGGCTTGTTAAAGAAGCGGACTGCTGTCCGTTACGGGATTTGAATATATCCTCGACTTCTTTCTGGAGTTCATGAGCGGTCTTTTCGGCGTCCTTAACATCAAGGTCGACGGAAAGCATAATATCTGTGTCTGCCATACTTATTCACCCCACAATGCTCTGACATAGGCATCTGCTTCACGTTCTGAAACGCTGCGCAAGTCTATGTTGAAATATTCAGGATTGTCCTGTTTAAACTTCTTTTCGTGCTTTTCCAATTTCTCATGCCGTGCTATCTTATATCGAATACCTACAACAGTAGATAGCAGGCTCTCACCAACAGACATATAGTAGCCTAAGAATGTCCACCAGTGTAAATAGTCCAGGGAACGAATTTCCTGTTTTGCTACGTTGTTAACAGCAGCGCAAACAAGATTCGAATCCTTTTCCCAGTCTATTATGGCATAATCGTGAGTATTGCTTTGAGTGTTCTCATCGCCGCCGTTGAAGAAACGCATCATGTTCTGTTGCAAAGCAACTAAATTCTCACCCTGTGCCAATACATCTTCCAGGCTGCCAAAGTCTTCATAGAAGATTATCAGCGCCGCATATATGCGTTCTGTAGTATCCAATTCTGTATCATTCAATGCCTTAAAACAATCAAGCACCATTCGGAAATCGCCCTTATTGCGTATCTCGAATGATGCTTGACCGATTTGAACCGAAGTTTGAAGTGAATACATTATTTCTTCTTCCTCTTGGTAGGAGCAACGGTTTTGGTGTATTTGTCTGTGTGTTTCTTCAGGCGTTCCTGCACCTTACGATATTCCTCGCTTATGTTGTCATTGTATAACTTCATAAGTCCTTCGATGATCGTTTCGTACCGGAACTTGCCGTCCTTAGGATCATACATCGTACCGTATTTCGCGCACGCAGCGCTGACAGGATACTGGAAAATCGCATCTACTGTATCGCGCATTTTCTGATCGATCTCTTTGAGCCGGGAACTAAATCCCTCCTCTTCTGTGTCCAGTGATGCAATCTCGGACATATACTTCTGAAGTTCTTCCATGCTGCTTTCAACTCTTTCAACAATCCCGAGATCCGAGATGTTCAATTCGATGATCGCATCATTGTTTCCGTTAATACGGAACTTCTTACGTTCCGCCCCGTCCAGGTTGATATCTATAATATCATTAACCTGCTTTTCCATATCATCTGTCAGTGCCATATATACTCCTCCTACTTATTACACGGTTGTATCCTGTGCAAACTGGAAATCCGCTGTAAGCTTATCAACTGTGCCTGTCGTGATCTTGTTCGAGAAATGAACAGTGATAGGGAAGTTGACATTTGCATCGCCGCCGATCGAATCGTATGTAATCGAGCAGTCTTCGTGCTTCTCTGTCTCATACTGACCCGAAGTACCTACGAAAGCGGTGATAACATAGATCGTGAACTGCTGCAGCTCTGAGAGTGCGTTTCTGCGACGGATGTCGTTAAGGAACGCAGCCAGTCTTGATCCACCCAGGACAAGGAAAGGATCGAAGCTCTGTGTAGGCTGTGTCTTGTTCACGTCAGTATAGTTATTTCCAAGAATATCTGTACTCTCCTGAATATCGGGATTGTACTCAATGCTGGAATCCTCTGTACGTGTTCCGAGAAGCTCTCTTACCTGCTCAGTTCCAGTGGTGCTGCCATCAAGTGTAGGCTCTTCCCACTCGGCTACCGTGATGAGTAACTTTCTTTCGGCGCGCTGACCCTGCTTGAGGTTGATCTGCTTAATAGTTGTCGTTGCAGCCATGTTTATACCCTCCTTTGATTATTTCCAAAGCATCTTACTTTTATCCAAGTAGTCGATCTGAATCGACATACTGTACTTCGCTAATGCAGGCGTGACACTTGTATCAACACCGTCCAAATTAGGATTTTCGGCTGTTGTCGTCATGTTATCGATAAAGCAGTCTTCCCCAAAATCCGGATAATTTTCTGCTTCCGCCTGTTCGTTTATCCAATCCATTATACCCTGCACATCCAAAAGTTCCTCGACATTTTCACTGGTATATCCAGTAACTTTCGGTAAGGGCTGATAGGTGACTGATCTGAAGTCTACGATAGAGAAAGTGAAGCGCTTCATAACGCTTCCATCTATGTATCTCTGATTAATAACCTTATCATTGGACTGAACGATGATCTGCTTGTTCTCGTCCTGTGCCTGTAAGAAATTAAAGAACAGAGGATTATACATTATTGCCGGACAGTCAAGCAGAAAATCAATTATGGCTTGATTCTTATCTACCATTTGTCTCTCTCAACCTCCATCGAATAATCTCTTTCACTTCCTGATAAAACTCTGTTCGATGATCTCTGAGCATTGCCTTATCCCATCTGGCAGATGCCAAAGGGTGATAATCTGTGGTGTGGTTAAAATGATCTCCGTAATACTGATATCTCGCATACGGTTGATAATAACGAACACCGGTTGGCAATACTTGAGCTGTCTGCGACAGTGGTCCGTTCAGGAAGGGCACATAAGGATCGCACATCCTAGCGAGTGTATTATGTATGGCAAGCATAGTTGTCGGGTTATTAACCTTTTCAAACTCCTTTTGGAGTTTCTGGCTGATGATCCTATGATCTATCTTTACCCGTATCTTTGCCATAGCATCACTTCCCTCTTGCTAGATAGTGCTCATTGTTCTTGCCTGTGCCTGTGTTTACAGAACACTCGGTGATCTCCATACACGCTTGATATTCTCTGTACTTACCTAA